TACGTTAACCAGTACTCGGTTATGAGCCCCTTGTTCAAATAGCATAGACGGGTGTAGCCAAGATGGCTCCCGTCCCTCAATTAAATCTATCCAGGTTCTCTGGTGAGGAAAAATCTTAGTCTCAAGAAACTCTTCTGAGAATTGTTCAAAGGAAATCTCTTTTAGGTTCTTTAGGTCAGCCTTGACCCCTTTGCCCTCTAGGCGAGCCTTGTCGGACCTCTCCTTAAAGTCAGGGTCATTCATCACCCATTGTCGGAAGGTAACCTCATTACGGTTAACCGACTCCATAGCAGCCTTAATGGTGCTACCTTGGCTCAGTTGGTTAAGGACCCTTTGCTGCGCCTCGTGCTTTGGTATATCAATCTTTCCTGCTTTACGTCCCATCAGATACCCCCGTTAAAACTTACAATAAACACCCACCTATAAACGGTCAGAATATGGGCACCTGATATATATAATATATTTATATATATTATATTACGTCGCGTAGCCCGCAAGAGGCGGAGCGACGCTCCGTATAGATATATAAAATATCTATACATATAAGATAACCTGTTCAAATCGGAAAACCGAACAGTTTTCCTTAAAGATTCTAGAAAAGTCGCCCTTTGGGCTCCCATATGTCCGATTTATATAGATATTGGGGGATATAACAGAAATATTTTGGGTGACTATATGTACATATAAACGCGAGAATTTAACGAAGGCGGGGTCAAACCGCCTGAGCAGGTGGCAGGCTAGGCAGGCTCACGACTTAAGACGGGAGAGACTTAGTCTTCTTAGGGAATTATTGTTAACTGTAAACAATATTAAACTCGGGAATGAGGCAGGGATAGGAATTTCTAGAACTATTGGAAGGGGGCGACTATCCCCCCGCAATCTAGGCGGGCGGTAATGAATAGATAGATAGTTGAAAGTTCAACTAATAATCTATTAGACGAGGGGGGAATCTATAGAACAGATGTTCGAGGGAAAATGTGACACAACTAACGCGTTTTGATTTGACAGGCTCCCGCCTTAAGCCCTAAGGTTCTACCTATCGGCAGGCAGACAGCCCGCCACCTAGACAGGAGAAAAAAAATGAACGCAAGCCTACACAACACCGACAGCAACAGCGCAACAGTTAAGACATTCAAGAAAGACAACACCGACATATTCTCAAAAGATTTTGCGGTGGTATCGGTTCAAGATTCCGACAGAAACGAGGTCGCTCTATTCTTCTCAAACCTCGCCGAGGTTCTTAATTTCGCCAAAATGATTGAGGAACAGGCTCACAACCTCGCCAAATAGTCGAAACCCCCGCAAGGGGGTAAGGTAGGGGATAGCCTCCCGCCTCTGATGAGACAGGCTAAGAAAGACAGGAGAAGAAATGAAGACAGCAACACGCACCGAGAATCTCTCGGGAATCGTGACAGCACTAGAAGAGGCTCACGCCTCGATTCGCGAGAAGACAGGCGCCCCTCGGGCGACGATTCTAGTCACTCGCAAGACAGGGCGCACAATGGGTCACTTTACCCACGCCAAAATCTGGAAGGCGGGAGAAGAACAGTTTCACGAGATAATGGTATCGGCGAACTATTTCGAGCGAGGCGCCCGCGCTGTTCTCGGCACCTTGCTACACGAGACCGCTCATTCCCTAGACCTACAGGCAGGGATTCTAGGCGTAACAGGCGACGGCTATCACAACAAAAAATTTAAGGCTACTGCCGAGGCGCTAGGGCTCACAATCACGCAAGCAAAAGGAATCGGCTACAGCGTGACCGAGGTAGGCGACGAGTGCGCCAATCGGTGGGCGGACGAGTTAGCGCTAATCGAAAACGCAATGGCACTTATGGCAGACAGCGAGGCAGGTCAAGCAGGCAAGAAGGGCAGAAATAAGAATCTCCACTCGGCGCGGTGCGGGTGTGGTGGCGTTATCCGCCTCTCGGCGACGGTGCTTGAAAAGTGCGCCCCTAAGTGCGACAATTGCGGGGAGTATTTCCGAGCATAAGGCGAAACCTAGCCCCCGCAAGGGGGCGACGGTCTCGGGGTAAGTGCCCCGACTGATGAGCCTAAAAACTTTCAGACTTAAGACAGGAGAAAAAAATGGAAAAGAAAATAAATCGCTCGCTCTTCATCGAGGCGCGGGAATGGTTCGACAAGGTAAACGGGAACTCCTATTTTTCCGCCCGAATATGGGTAGACGGTGAGGTTGTTGGTGTTCTGCCTTTCCAATATGGATATGGAAATCAGCACGAATTCGAGGCGCAAAGGTGGCTCATCTCTGAGGGTTACCTCCTACAGGAAAGCGGAAGACTTAGGGGGCTATGGTCTCTCGCCGAGGAGGCGGGGTTCGATTACTACTCGGTGAAATCCCTCACAACAAAACGCGAAATGTTCAAGCCTTCAACTTACGCAAAGGTGGGCGCATAATGAAAACAGCACTCAACAAAGTTTTAGACTTTATGACTGAAGACTCTCCCCGTTTCCTCGTGGCTTTCGCCTCGGTGATTCTGGCAGAACTCCTAATCCTGATAAAGTTTTTCCCGCCTCAAATCTAGCAAGACAGCCCCCGCACCCGATAGCGGGCGCAGGTTCAAGACCTAGCGGGGGCACGATAGGGGAAAGGTTCCCCTATTACTTAAGACAGGAGAAAAGCAAATGACACTCGAAGAACTACGCAAGGAACTTGCGGACGGTTACAATGCTTGTTTAGAGTCTGCTCTAAATCAAAACCTAGACAAGAGAGCACGAGATTACTACTCGGGAAAAGCGGACGCAATAATTATCACAATCGGACGCATTGACACGATACTAAATGAAAGGGTGAACGCCTAATGTGGGACGACGATTTTTTCTCGATACATTTCGACAGTTTCGGAATTACTCTCAACTCAACGCCCTTTTATATCTCACTCTCGTGGGTGAGCATAATCGTGGCAATGGTGCTAATTATAGGACTTAAGACACTAAGGAGACGCAAGCGCAACAAGTGAGCAAACTCACAGCCCCGCACCCTTGACAGGGGGCGAATGGAGCGAGACCATAGCGGGGCACGAGGCGGAAAGTATCCGCCCAAGTTAGACAGGAGAAAACAAAATGAGCACGACAGCACAGGTTCAAGCGGACACACTAAGCCCCGAGGTCACTCGCCTTGTGGTTTCGGATTGGTTCGCTGGTGAATGGCAAATGGTAACAATGAACGACAGCGATAGTTATTCGCAACTAATGAGCGACGCGATGTTCTACAATAACACCGCCGAACTTTCCGACAAATTGCGCGGAGATTGGGAACACCTAGCCGAGCAAGTGGGCGAACTCGTAGCCGAGCACGTAAGCGAGACCGCCTCGCTATACATCAAGCAACTTCTCCAGGGCTGGGGTTCGCTACCTTTCGACATCATAGCCCGCGAAGCAATCGCAACAAAGAACGAAATCAACTAACCTAACGACTTAAGACAGGAGAAAAATAATGAACGAATATGAATATGAAGTGACCTTTTACGGGTCACAATGGAAGGCAACTATTGCGGTCTATCACGAACTGGACAGCGAAGAAGGACAGGAAGAGCGCGACAAAATCCAAGGGTGGGCGGAAGGTGTAGCCGACCAGTTGGGATTAGGTCTCGCCAACTTTCACGAGGTAACAGTTGAGAAGGTGGCGACCCTATGAACGAGATACTAAATCCCGCTAAGTGTACTGACTGCGGGGAAATCTACGAGTTAGACGGGCTAGACCTAGACCTCAGATGTGAGGATTGCGTGGAACAGTGGGAGATAGACGAATTGGAAGGGGAAGCAAATGCCTAGATATGACTTCCAAGTGACCAAGACCTATCAAGTCGTAGCCGACTCTAAAGAGCAAGCGTTGGAGATGATTAACTCTCCGCAAGAATACGACTACCTAGTTGACGAAGAATGGGGCGAGGTGATTGCTAATGTGTGACCTATGTTCTAGTTATGGAGTTCAAACCGTATTAACTAAAGTTAATAACGAAGAGGTAAAGGTCTGCTTTGAGTGTCTAGTAGCGAGGAAAACCTATGCCTAGATGTGGAGTATGTGGGCAGAGATACGGTGACCTCATAATCAAACACGCCTGCCAATGCGAGGACGATTCCCAAGCCTTAAGACATAACCCAATGTGCGGGGATTGTTTAGTTCCGCTCAACGAGTGTGCGCACAAACCTAACAAGTCAACGAAAGGACGAAATTAAAATGGAATTTCTAACTGAGATACAAATAGCGTGGCTCCCTGCCTTGCTACAACTAATCGCTTATGTCTTCATCTTATTCGCTGGAGCGGTGCTCTTTTGGTGGGGCTCAATAGTTATCAACGACTTAATCAAACGTCTTAAGACAGGAAAAGGATAATGATAAATCGGGGGCAACAATTAAAAGAACTTCAAAAAGAATATCAAAAGGCAAGAGAAATGCGTAATGAATCCTTGACCAATGAAGACTTTGATAGGTACCATAATCTAATGGTACAAAAGGCAGAACAAATTAAACAACTACAGACAGGAGCACAGCAATGAAAGTGATTGACGTAATCAAGAAACTCACAGAAAACTACTCGCCTTATGATGAGATTATGGTGGCGTGGTGGGACTCTAACTTCAGAGAGACATCTCTTGAGGTGTGGGAAAAAGCAGTAGAAATCTACGACAGCGAGAACAACCGTTACCAAATGGAAGACTACATCGTGGACTGTATTACCGACGCCGAGATTTATTTTGAGAAGCAGTCAGAGAAGGCAGACCTAGCGATTGACTCTTACCTTCACGACATAGCCGAGAGGGAATTAAATGACAACTAAACACAGGATAACTTACGAACTAACGGGCGTTCGGATTATAGACGTAACAACCAGCGCCCCTCTTCCTGAAGATTGGAACAGACTTAAGACAGAAGAACAAGACGAATGGCTTTATGAGAATCAGGAATTTACTTTGCTACACGCAGAGGATATTGACTACGGTAAAGCCATATCGGTTATTGAATTGCGAAGCGACCTTAGGGTGGTACCGTGATAGATACCGTCAGGAAAGCACCCGAGTGGCACGAGCAAGCCTTATGCCAAGCGCACCCCGACCCCGATTTATGGTCTTACAAGGGGTGGACTGACCCCGATGATAAACAACTTCAAGTCTTAAGACTAGTCGAAGCCCTTGAATACTGTAATGATTGCCCAGTTAGGAACCAATGTCTTCAGCAAGGATTGGAAAGGGAGAACCTAGTTCCTGGTATAATATGGGGTGGTCTATTTACCTATGAACGTATCAAGTTAGTCAAGAGTAAGTCTATTCACTCATACAAGAATGAATGGATTTTAATCCGTAAAGTCAGAAGGATACTGAGCAAAGGTGTCAGATGATGAAACGCAAGACGATTGTGGGTGTGGGGGTTGGTGCTCTTCTCCTGGTGTCAATGCCACACACCCTTTCCCCAGTCTTAAGACCGAAAGAAAAACCAGTAGAAGAAAGACTCGCAACGTGGGAAGAGAAGAAAGCAAACAAAGCCCTCGCTAAAGAGATAGCCTGGGCAGGTTATGGGTGGCGAGAAATGCAATGGAAGTGTATTGACTACATCATTATGAAGGAGAGTAAGTATGACCATTTGGCGAAGAACAGGCAAGGTTCCTCAGCGTTTGGGATTGGTCAGCGCCTTAAGGAGACTAGCAAAGAACCCCTCATTCAAATCCTCCATACATACAAGTACATCCAGCACAGATACGAAACGCCCTGCCAAGCGATGAAGTATCACTTAAGACATAATCATTACTGATGCTAGACTTAAGAGGCGAGCCAATCACAGTATGCCTATGTGGCAGTAAGATGTGGATAATTACAGTTGTATGGGATGAGGAGACTCGAACTGTAGGTTGGTATGACTTAAGACAAGAATGTAAATTATGCGGGGCTATTGCCACCGCTCCTACCGAGATAGATTAGGACAATGCCAAGATACGATTACAGATGTAACGAATGTAAGTCTTTCGTAGAAACGACAGAGCACTACGAGTTCGGTCCTGAGTGTTTACAGTGTGGCAGAAATATGACACGCGTTTGGTCAGCGCCTTCTGTACAATTCAAAGGCTCAGGTTTTTACAGTACAGACAACCGCTAGTCTTCTTGTTCTTCCTCTTTTGACTCTTCTGAATCATAATCAGGGAATGGCTTGAAGCCACCAAGTTTTCTAATTAACCGATTGATACTACGCTTGTGTCTCATACGGGCAGCGTCTTCAGTTCCAAGACTTAAGAAGTTAGCCATCTCTTTGAAGTCCATAGATTCTGCGTGACGCATAAAGAGAATCTTTCTATCTTCTTTGCCTAGTTTCCAGTAGGCATAGTCAATCTCAATCATCATAGCAACTAGGTTTCCGCCTTCAGCAGGAGCCGACGGGCGACCAACCCTACCTAAGTTTAACTTATGTGCTGTGTTGTATTCACTTCTTAAGACAGAGGGCAACAGGGCTTCAACCATTTCAGGTGCGTAGTAATATAAATCAGAGACATCATAACCAATTGTCTTAGCCTTCCACTTCTGACAGTAATCAAGAGCCTGGTTCCTAAGGCTACGATAGATTAAATTCTTTGCATCCTTCTCACCCTTTGCTTCCCACTCTTTTAGTTTGTTGGGGTGCTCAGAAAACCACATCCATAGCACCTGTCTTAAGTCTGAAATCTCTACCATATCAAACTTGCGGGAGTATTCCAGGGCTACGCTATCAACAATGTAATCCCACTTCCGAAGGTTATCCCAGTTCGCACTTATCATATTAGTTTAGTTCCCCAATTTATATTTAATAATCCAATTTTCTTCACGCGATTGTTAGTGTTAGCAAACTCGGTAGTTGTTGGTAACCATTTATCCTGCCATTTCATATCTAGTTCAGACTTAAGTATTGAATCAAGGTCAAAAAAATATACCCCTTGTGGGGTGTAATTTATGTAGCAAGGCGTATAAGATAACTTACCTGCCTCTGTCATCAAGAAATCATATTTATATTTTTCAATTATCAACTCATCATAATGAGTCTTTCGTGACTTAAGTTCTATAAATAACTTAGCCGTATTTGATTGACAATCGAAGCCGTCGAACTCGGACTCTGACTTGTTAAGGTCGGGGAAGTGATTGGTCTTTAGCCAATCAAAGAGTTGTTGTTCGTTCATCTATCCCACTTATCTCTTAAGACTAGAAGACCTATGATTGCGTAGTTCGCCATATCTTTGAAAGAGTCTTCGAGTGATTCGTACTGTGGGTTTGACACTTGCTTGTCGACGAGGTTGTTAATCCTTGCCAATTTGTCGTGCATACGTACTCGCAATCCATTGATAGGTCCACCTGGCGATTCAGAAATATTCTTCGGACCGTAATCAAGATGTTTCTTGATGAGTAACTCTTGGAGTTCATTGAAAGTATCCTCTACATTTTTGATGAAAGAAGAGGGATTGTGAGGGTAACCGTAAGCATCCCGTCCTGTGATTTCAGAGATGTAATTTTGTAGCCCATCCCTTCTAGATGGGTTGTAATCTGCCATATTTCTTCACGCTCTGCTCTCGTTGTCATCGGGTCCCTTTTCATTTAATAGATGTCTTAAGGAGTCATTGAACCTTAGCATCTCGTTCTCAACCACAACGTCCTCAATCATCTCTTCAAGACCAGGGAATCCAGTCTCAGCAGCGAATAGTGTAACATATGTGGATTGTGCTATTTGTCTTATTTCTTCAGGCTTGTGTGCTCTCTCGTATATAAATCTTAAGAGTGAACCAACCATCAACTTAATCCCATTGGGTAATACTATTGAGGGGTCGAACTCTGCATTTTCTTCTTCTATAAAATGGTCGACATATTCAAAGGCATTGTCAAACTGTTCGCCACAGGCATCACAATAGTTATCCAATGGCTCATTCATTATCTGAATCCTGCCTTTTGGAGGATTGCCTCTGACCCGTTTCCAATATAATACGAGTTAACATCTTCTCCGTCGGGGAATTGGACGATAGTACACGGTAGTTCTCTAGCGAGACTGGCAGCGAACTCTCGCCCTGGCTGGTCTCCGTCTGCAAATACATAGACTCTCTCGAAATCTGCGAGGAGTCTCGTATAATGTTTCTTCCACGAATTCGCTCCAGGTACACCAACGCAAGGAATACCAACACAAGAAGAGACAGTAAGAGTATCCAGTTCACCTTCACATACACCAATAAAATCACCAGCACGCTCAATGTCAAGAACATTATACATTTTAGTCTCAGCGCCAGTGAGCCCCATATACTTCGGCTCAACTGCGGGATTGAGACTACGAAATCTAATGTCAACCACACCAGTCTTAGTAACATAAGGGATACTTAACCTTCCTTGATACTGTTCGTGTCCAATCTCAGGTACCTCGACTACGCCTAATCGCGCCAGACGTGCTACCTCCAGAGGAATTCCTCTTTGCCTGAGGTAATCTTCCGCCAGATGAATACTTCCCGCGTACTTCTCCGTTGCTTTCCCCAGTAATTCTTTCTGCAATGCGCTTTGCTTCATTTATTTTTACGTTCTCCTGTCTGGCGATTATTTGTAAACTGTTTCCCTGCACGCCACAGGCGAAACAGATGAAGATGTTCTTGTCGAGATTCGCGGTTCCACTTTGATGAGTGTCCGAATGGAATGGACATCGGAGATTAACCTGCCCGTGAGTGCTTCGTATGTTCGCACCGTAGTGACGGAGAATGTCTCCGATACTTGGTAGGTCTCCACTTACTGTCTCTCTTCGAGCCATTGTCTTAAGTCCTGAATAACCCACGCTCTATCAACTCCGTGATTTCTACGTTTGACTATTACGAATGATGGTGGAGTATATGACATACCACGCGCCTTGGCGTAGTTGTCTGCCTCCACCTGTGCCTCTTCCCAAAACTCAGGAAGGTCTAACTTCTTTCGATTCTTAAGTTCTAAAATATAGGTCTGACCTGCGATTATGGTAACTAAGTCGCCCTCATCTTTGGCTCCTGCCTTAGTTAATCGTTCGGCTATTACACCCTTAGACCTCAGCCACTTCATAACATCGGTCTCAAACTGTGCGCCCTTGCGCCCGTTGGGGTTAGCCATTAGTAAGCGCTCTTATCCTTTTCAAGAATTCTGATAGCCCAATCAAGACCATCGTGAATTCCTTGAGTGTACTCATCTTGAATCGTAACCTTAGCAGCATCTATCTTCTTGATGCACTTTGCTAAGTGTCTTAAGTATTCAGATTGCGCCATTTCTTTTGCGTGTATTTCTAAGTAATCGTCGTCCATTGTTTTCCTATGCTGACTCGGGGATGTCTTCTATGTACATAAACTCAGGATTGAAGGCTAGCCACGCCGTAAGATTCGCGTTAGCATCCGCTCGACCATACCTGTTTTTGACTGGTGCAACTGCCATAGCAGTTCCGACAACTCCGAGAGTGCAGATAAGCGCAGGGAGTTGAGCCACCTTTCCTTGGAGTGCCGACCTTGGTTGGCAAGGTTTGCCTTCCACAGCCTCCGATGTATGATGTAATACGATAATCGCAGTATTAGTCGCTCTAGCAAGGAACTTCAACTCCTTCATAATCGCTCTCATCGAAGCGAACTCTTCGCCTCCATCAGTTGCTATGTCCATAAGGTTATCAACAAAGATAGCAACAGGAGGACAACCCCATAATTCTTCAAAGGCTTGTACTTCCTCGTCAATATCTTGAAGGCTAGGACTAGACTCAAATGACCAGACGACGTGACTGCCTCTGGCAAGTGTTGCCTTTGTCCAACCTAAATCATTCTGTAGTAGATACTCAACGTCAGTCTGATTCTTACCGCTAATCATTGACGCTAGGCGCATAGCCATAGTGTGTGCGTTGGTATCTGCTGAGATATAAAGCGTAGGCACTTTCATCTTAAGTGCTAAAGCCAAGGCTAGTGTTGACTTACCTACACCTGGAGTTCCTGCAAGCATAGATACTTCTGCCCTACGAAAAACAATCTTATTGCTTTCAAAAGATTTGAATATGTGTGGCAATGGTTCACCGCCGATGTCGGCTCTGCCGATGCTTCTTGTTAATGTCTTCATCTTGCTCCTGTCTTAAGTTAGAAACCACCCACCGCTTCCCCGTCGGCAGGTGGTTCCCTGATGTGTCCCCAGTAGTTTAGTTAACTGGTTTGCACTGGTCCGCACCCTGTGGTTGAGGGCAAGACCAGAACGCATATGGTTGTCCGTTCTTTTTACTTATGCCACTTCGGAATACTCGCGGTCCGTGAATACAGGTAGGGGATGCTGCTTTTGCCTGGTCTGGAACGGAGGAGACTTTGGGCGTTGTGACGGGAGTTGAAGCGGGCGTCGCTAAAGGGAGTGTGTTATACGCTGCCTGCACCATCTTCGCTGTCGCTGCGATTTGAGTTGAGTAATCTGATACGCCTTCAAGTAAGACGCTCAGTTCATCCGCAGTATTAGCGCGGATGTTAATCATATCCGCATCCTTAGATGCAGATGACTTTATGGAGACTTGAATCTTCCAATCGTCGTTGTTCATTTATTCTCTTTCGTAAATGTGCAGTGTTCTGTGAGTCCACAGTAACTGCAACTGGATAGGTTGGGGAGAAATATACCAGCCTGCCGTGCCTTATCGAAGCCCGACACAAGATATTCAAGCATATCCAAGGTATATCTCGATAGGTCAATCATCTCTCCTGTCCCCGCATCGCGGGACATCCAGTAGTTTCCGAGATTGACTTTTACACCAAGCATCTGCTCAAGCCCGACTTTGTAAAAGCCAAGTTGTAAGTCAGAGGTTGGTCTGCGTGTTGATGTCTTAAGGTCGACAATGACTAGTTCGCCGTCAACCTCAAAGACACGGTCAATCACCATCTTCACAGGCACGTCTGCGATTTTGGGATTGAGTTCTAGTTCGATTGCCTTGGCACCCTGAGGAGTAACCCAAATCTTCCAGTTCGGATTAGCCTTGCGCCATTGTATGTACTGGTCTACCCATATAGGTCCCTGCTCGTTCCACCAGTTAGCATCTTCTTTATTCGGGTTAGCCTTGGTTGCTCTACCCGCAACGCGGGCTTTGGTAAAGTCTAAATCTTTTGTCTCTTGTGCCCAGGCTTTAGCCCATAGTTCATTAGTCATTGGCTAGGTCCCATTCTTCTGTCGCTGCGTGAAATGCCCTGCCACCAGCAGACCAGATGCTAGGTTCCTCAGGCATCTGAAGTAATCGACCTAGGTAATACTGATAACCACAGGTCAGGTAGGTAGTAAAGGCTGAGTACGAAATGTGTGGGGGTAGTTGATACCCCTGAAGTTGAATCATTTTATCTCCTGTCGAAAAGGTATCCTAGCCTAAGGGGAGGACAGGAGAGTACTCGACGCTCAGGCTAGGAATATTAGGTTGTATATATTATATTATATATATTATATAAGGGGCTTCGCCCCTATATATTATATATTATATTATATGATATATTATAGTCAAGTTTTTCTAAGGAGGTCAAATTGACCGACAATGGGCGTGTCGAGAATTATCCCAACTGGTTTGCTGGAACTGAAGCACTAGATAACTTTGCTAAAAATCTAAACCATTTCAAGGGACAACCTAATCTGAACTTTCTGCAGTTAGGTGTATATACAGGTGATGCCACAGTATGGCTATTGGATAATATCCTTACTGACCCTTCATCGGTTCTGACTGATGTGGATACTTGGCGAGGTAGCGATGAGGCTGTTCATCACAGTATGAACTTTGCTGAAATCTTTGAGCATTACAAAGACAGAATTGCTAAGTACCCCAATGTTTACTTCCACAGAATTACTACGTTTCAATACTTGAGATTTCATCCTGATGATTTTCTTTATGACTTCATCTACATTGATGCTGACCATACAGCAGCAGGTGTATTGCTGGATGCTGAACTGTCCTGGAATTTACTTAAGACAGGAGGACTTATGGCATTCGATGACTACGAATGGAGGTCTGGAAAAGATGCTAATTTTGACCCTAAATTAGGCATCAACAATTTCTTAACCCGTCATCAAGGTGAGTTCAAGGTCATCCATAAGGGCTGGCAGGTCTGGATAATCAAGGGTTAGAAAAACAAAAAGAACCCCCTATCCCAAGGGATTACCTTAGGTAGGGGGTCTTTGTGTCTCTAAAGGGCGTTTATGCCCACTTACGGGGCTACTCTGCGCCTCTGCCGAACTCCTTTGCGGATGGGTCGAGCCACTTAAGTACTGGTCCGAGGAACCCTGCGAGGGCTGCCATTCCGAGAGTCTTAAGGTCGGTCTCGCCTGCGAGGTAGAGTGCTATGGCAGCGGAGGCTGCAGCACGGAACCAGGTCAGCGATACTTGCTTTAGTGCTTCCATTTATTTTGCCTTTCGTTTAGGATTGTGAACTTTGCAGCAGGTGCAGACAGGTGCCAAATTGTCACCTTTTGCTACCTTCTTCTTAGGCTTAGGCTGCAGTTTAGCCCTTACCTGATTCACAATCTTAGGTTGATTCATCCACCAAAACCAAGGACTAGTATCACTAGCGGTATCAGGATTGATAGAAATATGAAGATGCTTAACGTGAGGGTTAAGACCAGCGTAAGGACGATTGCCAGACTTAACCAACTTGCGTGACCAAATTTTCTTATTGAAGATAAGGTAAGCAACCCTTTCATCCTCTTTAAGTTTTTCAAATATGACAGCACAATCAACCCCGTTCTCTGGGTCGTGGGTTAAATCAACAGCAAGACCCGTGTTGTGGTCGCTGTTTGGACTCGCCTTCAGATGTGCTGCTGAGGGCAATAATCCGTCTGACAGTTTCTTGCGCCTCGGAAACAACGCTGTCGCCTGGCGTAGCACAGCAATAGCAGCAGGACTCGCGACCTTCACTACAGGTTTCATTCATTTCCTCAATGCTTCCTTGACTAAGTCGGTTAGTAAATCTACTTTGTCTTCCAAGGCATTAACCTTGTCTTTAATGCTTGACCCACCGTTGGGCTTTAGTTCTGACAGATAATGTTTAGTTAAATGTTTAACTCCCATAGCCAATACTCCAGCAAGGGTAGTTACAGATACGGCTAGTGCAGCCCAATCAGCAGGTGACATAATTATACGGTCCTTATTGTTATATCAATGACACCACCGTAGCCAGAGAATCCTCTGTCAGGTGGTGTTAGTCGGGTGAATGAGATTTGTTCAATGACGCACTGACGAGACTCACTTGTGGTTAAGTCTTGCCAAGTTACTACGTCACCATTTTCTTCGATTGTCTCTAGTGTTGACAATCTATCGAAAGCCCTGCCTTCATACCCAACGAGGACGTTGTATCTGTCAGTCTCTACGTCGAAGCAGTAGACAGGAAACCTGATTACTCTCTGGCGAGGAGTAGCGATAGTCGCTTTAATTTGATAGCCCTTAAATGTAGGACCTTTAGTATTATCGGTTGCATCTCTGTACATAATAAACTTGTATGCAAGATACTCTTGAGCATCAAAGGGCTGAGTAGTTGTTACCTCAACAGGAGGAACAGTTGCGTCGTAAGAAATAATATCGTACTCAGTACCGTCAGCATCAACAGTTTCAAGAGTCATAGAGCCATAGGTAAAATCACCGCGCCCTATCAGGCGCTTAAAGTTTTTAGGTTCTAGTGTGTTGTATCGGATATAGCCTGTGGTCAGATAACCACTGGCTGCCTTTTCAGTAAGGCTTTCAATATAGGTAGCACCATAATCGGCAGAGGTTGCGCCTGTTGCTTCGCTACAAAATATTAATTGGTCTGTTCCGTTAGCAAAGGCTACTGCTGTGGTTTCGTGTCCAGTACTAGAGCCATAGTAAATATCATTTGCATAAGCAAAAACCAGTGGCTCTAATTGCTGACTTAAGTCTAAACGAATTAGACCAGGGTAGCCACCAACTCCAGTGGTTGCCCATACATAATGGTCGCGTGAACAGAAGTCATAGACGGGCTGGCTCGTTTCTACAATCAGTGGACCATAGTTAATTGAACCGTCTACATCTGATACTGTGGCTACACGGATACCTTTATCGGTTCCAATAACCATATAACCAAGGTAATAGTGAATCTTATGAATCACTTCACCTGTTGGCATTTCTGCTGCAACTACGCCTTGCGTTAAGGTAGGCATTAAACCCGCCGAAGAAAGAGTAAACTTTAGAATCGTAGACTGAATACCGTTATAGCCAGACACATAAATAGCAGCACCCGAGGCTGCAATACTGGTATAAACGTGAGTAGAAGACGGATGCGTATAAACAGCGGTAGGCAACGCAGCGGCACTGGTTGCAAACTCATAAATCTTGTTATCGGCTGCAAGCACAATGCGCTCTTTAACGTATTCCATAACCCCAGTTGTAACTTCAAAGTTAGAATCAAATAGTTTTGTTGCAGAGGTAGATGAGTTACCTGTCAATGGTTTGCTATAAACTGTAATCTTAAATGAACCACCAGAGTTTACGTTAGTCATCCAGTATGCGGTAGTTCCATCATCACATATTGCAAGTACTGGTCTATCTGTACCTGAATTGTAATCAACAAAGTGAGTAACCGTTCCAGCAGAATCAATTTTATCTACATCATAATCATCACGTAGCAATACTCCACTTGTAGTATTCCATTTAATAGAACGCAGATTCTGATTAGCCTTACCATTGCTTTGAGTTTGACCAGTAATCTCGTGACCTGAACTTACGGAATTGAGCAGAGTCACCTGTCCTTGAGTCCAAACATCTACGTTACGGCTATCGGCAAAGCGATATGCGCCTTCATTAGATACTAAAGCAGGGTCAAAAAAAGTAATCCCCGCTCCGTTATGGAACGAGGACTGGCTTCTAATCCACCAACCTGTGAGGCTTTGCTCCCCAGGTTCGGTCTGATTATCAAATTGTTCTTTACGGAATGGAGCAGTCTGCCTGATATAAGGACGCCCATCGGTTATGGCATAAATGAATGGCTGTCCACCAAGTGCTATATCATAAGCGATATCAGTATTAACCCAGACAGAAGTGTCAGTTAATACACCAACATCTACCGCTACGGCACGAGAGGCTCTACCTTCGGTAATATCACGACCAGCCACTTACTCTCCTAGCCTTGTTGTTCTCTTAACTTTTCTTTTAATTGTTCGTTAGTCCAGTACAATGCATAGTAATCAAAGTCAACGCTAAAGCGTTTCATATGTTTGACTAGCGCCCCAGTGTGGGCGTGTAGTGGTATGCCTGCCTTCTTCATTCGGCGGAAGAAGATAATATCTTCACCGATGAAATGGTCATCTACACCGTCACCAGTCTCCATAAACATACCCTTGCCAGGGTTAGCCTCACGCATCTTAGGCACAATAGACTTGTGCATTAAGACAAAACCAAAGCCTGCATTGTCTACCTGTACTACTTGATTGTCAGGTAGCGGGTGTAGGTATTGAATCTGATACTCAGATATGTCATTAAACAGACAAGGGAATGGACGCATCAGCGTGCCCTCATTCTCTTTAGAGATGAAATAGACACCGCTTACTACTGGCTTGTTAATCTTATCTGCCGTCTGCCAGAGTTTCTTCATAGCCTCAAGGTTAAGTACTATGTCTGAGTCAACCCAGAGTAGCCAATCTGTCTTAAGTTTATCTGCCCAATAGTCAAATAGATTTTGGCGTTGTCTGCCAATCTGATTGCCTTGAACCCTAATGCTGGTATTGATGAACATATCATTGGATGCACCAGCGATAAATGCTGTCATCAATCCTTCAGTAAACTTGCCATCGGTGGTGCCATTGTCGCACCAACCGATAGCGACTGTATCATTCTTGCCTATCATATTGTCCCCTTCTTTCTTATAGTGCTACTTGAATCCATTCTTGATTAGGTTCAGACCATTTCCAAACATAACCTTCTACATTTGCAGGCATAGGAATAGGTGCTTCCCATTGGAAAGTAGTATAGTTTAACTTCCAAGATAGGAAAGGTTGAGGTGCTATAAACACATCAAAAATAGGGTCATATTTATACCCAATACCAGCAAAATTTGCACGGATATTTTTGTTGTAAGAAGTACGCTTGCAAGTTAAACCCTCAAACCAAGGGCGAGAAGCATAAAATTTTTCCCAAGCCTCAGTAGAGCCACCAACTTGTGTGCCATCTAAATCGGTTTGAATTACATTTTCGTCAACACCAGTAATTACTTGAACTACTATATTGTCTGAATTAATAAGTGCATAGTGTGCCATTATGAGAAACTCACATTCCCACTGCCAGCAGTGAATTTTTTATATGAATAAGAACCATCTGTTCCAGTTGCATCGGCAGTTAAGCCTGCGCCAACTGTAATAGTGTTACCTGAAGTAAGCCAGCGTAAAATTACAACACCACTTCCACCTGCGCTGCCAGAACCACCGCCACCACCACTATTTGTTGTTCCTGCTGTGTTGTCACCGCCACCGCCACCTGCGCCACCATTGCCACCTTTTGCTGCTCCACCTCCTGCATAAGTTACAGATGAACCTGTAATAGATACAGCAACGCCATCACCGCCATCAAAATCAGCATCAGTATCTCCTGCTTCACCTGCACCTCCACCGCCACCTGGACCTTGCCCGCCAGCATAGCCTTGATTTGCAGTTCCTGCGCCACCATTGGCTCCATTACCTCCACCGCCACCACCAGAACCTCCGCTACCTGGATTGTCCCAAGCAGGACCAGGGACAACGCTACCTCCGTGACCGCCGCCAATTGAAGTAATGCTACCAAATACGGAATCAGTGCCATTTACAGCATCGGTAGAGTTGTAAACACCTCCAGCACCTCCGCCACCAACTGTTACTGTGTAATTAGTTCCTTTTGCTAATGTTAAAGCGCTTTCAAGTGAACCGCCACCACCAGTAGCAGTTACAGTGCTTCTAAGACCTCCAGCACCTCCGCCACCAACGCTGGCATTACCACTTGTATTTCCACCACCACCGCCTCCACCTGCGACAACAAGATAATCAACAGTTATATATCCTGGGACAGTTATTGAATTTGTAGCACTTGATTCATTGGAAATTCCATTAGCATTAGTTGTTTTTACTTTGAAAGTATAACTAGAGCCTTGAGTTAAACCAGTTATTGTTGCTGATGTAGCAGTAGTTGTTGCTGCTGTTGTAGCAGTCTGAGCAGTTGTGCCATTTAAGTATGGAGTAATGGTAATTGCTGTAAGATTTTTACCACCATTATTACCAAGTGTCCAAGTAACTGTTACATCTGATGTTACACCAGATGTAGTAGCAGTACCAATAGTCGGAGCCTGTGGAACTGTTGTAAGGGTTGCAGAAGTAGATGGTCCAGCAACGCTTGTTCCAAAATTATTTATGCCCTGTCCGCTAAAAGTCCAACTACCATTATTGCCAACAGTAATAGTAACAGTTGTTCCAGTAGTTGTAGCGGTATATCCACCAGTGCTTGCCGAAATTAAAAACGAATCAGCAGGTCCTCCACTAGTACCATCAGTGATAGTTACAAGACCCTGAGCGCTTCCATATGCAACACTAGTACCAACATCTGAAACAGAAATTGTAGGCGTTGCAGCAGGAGCAGAGCAAGGAACCCAAGCAGTGCCATCATAAATTTCAAGAATGGCTAAAGTGCCATTGTAAAATACATCACCAATAGAAGGGCTGGCTGGTCTATCTGCAGTTGCTCCAGTTGGGATACCGCCAGCAGGTGCTGGATATTGCTGAATTGTCATTAGGCTATCTCCACTCCGCTAATATGGAAATTGACAGCAGTTGTAGAGGCTGAACCCTTAATAGTGTCAGAGGCATCTACCACCTGCTTCAAGTCAATAAAGATAGAAGTCTTGGCATCAACCGATACGCTAGATAGCAAAGCAACATCATCAAGCAAAATGCTTGCTGTTACTGCTGAGGTAGTCGTATTAGTTACGCCAATGTTGGTTACTACCGCTACTGCTGTAGCAGGAGTTGTGTATAGCGTTGTGCTTGTTGTTGCTGCTGCCCCTCTAAAGAGGACTTTGGATGTTACAGCCATTAGTTACTGTATCCTTTCCTAGAGTAATACACCCATAAGGGTCTTGATTTCAATAGATTCTGTGTCAACTTCAGCCCAAGCAAGACCTGAAGTAGTAGCAGATGAAACTGTTAAAACATAGCCATCGGTTGCTGCAACTGTCAGTGCAACTGGAGTTGAAGCAGTGCTTGCCGAAATAATTGAGCCTTTGGCAGTTAAGATAGCCTTATCAATAAAGTTAGATGTGTCAGGGGCTACTAAATCCCATTGTGCACCATCATAAACTTTCATTGCCCCAACTACTGTATTAAAGTACAGAGCACCAGTTAGTAGTGGGTTGCCATCATTATCTACAGTTGGGTCAGATGACTTGTCTCCAAGGTATCTATCATCAAACTGGTCATAAGATGTGGCAGCAGATGAAGCACTTGTTGCTGCCGAGTTGGCAGATGTAAGCGCTGAAGAAGCCGAAGTGCTAGCACTAGATGCAGAAGTTGCTGCTGAGGTAGCAGATGTACTTGCGCTATTAGCGCTAGTCAAAGCAGATGAAGCAGAAGTGCTTGCATTAGATTCTGAAGTAGAAGCGCTGTTAGCCGAAGTTAATGCACTAGAAGCGGATGTACTTGCCGATGATGCAGATGTAGCGGCAGCGCTGGCAGAGTTAGAAGCACTAGTTGCACTTGTAGCAGCAGCAGTAGCGCTAGCAGCAGCAGAAGTAGCAGAAGTAGCAGCAGCCGTTGCACTTGCTGCAGCAGATGTTGCTGAAGTAGAAGCAGCAGAAGCACTTGTAGATGCGCTATTGGCTGAAGTCAGAGCAGACGATGCTGAAGTGCTGGCTGAGTTAGCCGAAGTTAAGGCAGATGATGCTGAGGTGCTAGCCGAGGATGCTGAGGTTGCTGCTGCAGTTTCTGATGAAGATGCTGCAGTTGCCGAGTTAGCAGCCGAAGTAGCAGAGGTAGATGCAGCCGAGGCAGAGTTGCTTGCAGAGGTTGCAGAGGTGGCTGCTGAGGTGGCTGAGGTAGATGCACTGTTAGCGCTAGTTAGGGCGCTAGAAGCGCTTGTAGAGGCGCTAGAGGCACTCGTAGCAGCACTGGTAGCCGATGTGGCTGCGGAGGCTGCGCTTGTGGCTGCAGCAGTTGCAGAGCCTAGAATTGAGTCTACATAATCTTTAGGGGTAGCAGAGGATGAAACCATACCTGCGCTAGACAAACCTGTAATGACTGGGCTACCAGAGATGGTAGGGCTGGTCAGAGTCTTGTTAGTCAGAGTCTGAGTTGCATCATTAATAGTTACCGTACCTGTTGTATTAGGTAGGGTGATTGTGTTGTCCTGTGTAGGGTCAACTACAGTCAGGGTAGTCTCATAGGCATCAGCCGTTGAGCCTTCAAAGACAATGCTTGCTTCAGCAGAAGGTGTACCTGTAAGGGTAGGGTTAGAGATTGTTGGGCTAGTAAGAGTCTTGTTAGTTAGAGTCTGTGTCTTAAGTGTACCTACTACAACACCTTCGCCAGAGGCAATACCGTGCATATCGTGAGCAACACCAGCACCGTCATTGTAGGACTGAGTAGCCTCTGCGTGTAGGTTGGCATCACGGTAATCCCTACCGATAGCCATATGTCTTACGACAGCACCCGCTGAGTGAGCCTGGGCTGTTGAGCCATCTATGGCGCGAGTAATTGTAAAAGTGTTGGTAGATACCGCAGTCGCATCTACAATTTCTTCAAGCGCGGTGTCAGGGTCGATTACCAATGTAAAGGTTCGACCAGATGGAATTGTTACACCACCTAGAAGAGTCGTTCCAGAGACAACTGTGATTGATGATGCGCCAGCAGTAATGGCGCTTGTCAGCGTTGACTGCTGAGAACGAGATGAGTATTGACGAGTTGTCATTCAGGTTCCTATCGGTTGAAGCGAATGCGGGGAGGGTATTGACCTTGGAAAGCAGAAATCTCTTCCCGTAGTCTTTGTGTATACAAAGCAAATACTTGACGCACTGCAACGTTGGCTGAACCAAACGGACGCTTTGCATCAATTTCATCAGCCTGTGGGCTAATCTGGCTAGCACGGGCTGGGTCTAGATAAGTCAGAAGTCTGTAGGCAGCGCCAAGAATTACTACATCTCTTGCTGTCTCTGGGTATCCTGTCTGAGTTGTAAAGGTTTCTGTATTAGAAGTAAAGGCTGTAGGTTGAGTAACGTACATAACTTTGACTGTACGACCAGGAGTAATAAAGTCATAGATTGTAAGAGTCTGGCTACCTGCACCCCAAGTATTAGTTTCGGCTAGTGGGTCAAAGTCATAACGGTTAACTCGAATCCACTCTTGAGATGGACCAGTGTCTTGCCACATAACAGTCAGGATAGATTCGATTCCAAGAGCACCAAGGTCGTAAGTATTTTGTGCTGCGTTAAATGTGAATGTAGTTTGCTTAATAACCATCAACTGCGTGCCCATTGCTCGGATGGTGTCATTGATTGCTCGCTTGACCACATAACGTGGGAAGATTGGAGAGACTGTAACCTTTGTGTCAACCGCTGCTGTGGCTGCTGTAGTTCCTAGGTAACCGCGACCATAGGGAGCAATCGTTGCTGTATTGGCTACGCGGTCAAAAGAGTCAACCCACATTAACTCTTCGCCTACCTCGATAATACCTTTGCCTACTGAATCAGTAGAGCCTAGGCTCAAGATAGTTGGAGAAGAACTAGGAGAAGTCAATGTAGTGACTGCTGCTGTTAGGTATGTGGAGCGGTCTTGCTGATAAGTATATCCTGAGAGGTTAATCAAAACCTCATCAATCATTTGGCTAAGTGTTGTCACAGATTAATGCTCCTTAGGGCGTCGTTGGGTGATAACCCAGAAGTTCCAGCAAGTTCATTACAGATACCGCCAAGGGCTTTGTAATCATTCGGTTGGCGATTAGCATCTGCCTTTTTATTCAATGCAGCAATAAGGGCTAGCCCAGTAGTGCCAGCATAAACATTAGCAGCCTGAGTAGGTGCTAAGTAATCTGCTAACGCTGGATATGTACCACCATTAGCCAAGCGATTTAGTTCGCTGGTAAAAGAACTACCTGCTGTGCCTGTTGCCATTATCTATACCTTGCCGTTTTCTTTGCTATGGACTTTGGTTGTTTGACGAACTGCTTGCCCTTCTTCATACCTTCACGCTTTGCTTTACTAGTAGCAGCGTACTCGGAAGCGCTTAGCGCCTTCCTTGCTTTCTCTGGGAGATATCTCTCACCTGTCGCCTTAGAGCCCTGAGTGCTTGGCTTGCCAGACTTAGTGCCCCATTTTTCTTTGGTCCACTTTGATAGAGATTTCTGCTTACTGGTTTTTGCACCTGAGTATCCTCCGCCTGCCTTCTTGTATTCTTGTGCTACAAGTTGCGCTTTGCGAGCAGACCATTGACCAGGCTTACCGCCCTTACCACTAGCCATAATCTTATTCTTAATTCGCTCACGAAGTGCTGGGTTAGTGTAAGCCATTACCATTTAACCTTATCAGCCCAGTATGCTGCGGATAGTTTACCCTTAGCGATGTTTTTAGCGTGGCGTGCTTTGAAGGATGCACGCTTCTTCTTCATACGAGTAGACTCTCCAGCCTTCGGTGCACCAGCAGTCTTTGCTCCTTGCTCACCGAAACGGATTGTCTTAATAGTGTCCCCTTGTTTAGCCACAACTATGTGCGACTTCTTAGGGTGATTCGGCGTACGCTTAGGTTTATTAAACCCAGATACTCCTGCTCTAGCGAGCCTTGAGTCCTTCTTGCTTGCCATATTCCCCATACTTTCCTAGTACTGACCTTATTGTTCCATTCTTGCTAAGCCGCACAACCATTCCATTTTTAATCTGGACAGGGTTAAATCCTCTGTGCGGCTTGTATTTACCTGATGACATTACTTAGGCAACTTGCCGAACAAACCGCCAAGACCGCCACCGCGACTCATCATTCGGTATACTGGAGTTACTTTCTTATCAGCACCCTTACCGATACCACCTTGTGAGCGTGGCTTATCTGGGAAAACAGAAACAGTTTTACCTAAGCCTTTAGCCTCTTTAATTGAACCACCCTTAGCAGCAGCAGTTACCTGTGCTCTTGTAGTTGCAGTCTTCTTGACTGGACCCTTTTTGGCTCTTGCTTCATCTGGACTAGAAGCAACTTTCTTTACAGATTTAGTTGTTTCTTCAGCGCTACCCACATTTCCTGGAAGAAGTGCATTTGAGCCCGTAACAAATGGACTATCGATACTTTTGAATTGATTTCTAAAAGCATCTACTGAATATGTTTTGCCACCAGCCTTAACAGTTTTACCATCCTTGGAAACTTCCCATCTTATTTTTGCCACTTTACTTACCTTTTCTCTTACGAGCCATACCCGCCTGTGACAACGCTATGGCTACTGCTTGTTTCTTGGACTTTACTTTCTTGCTTGACTTTCCAATATTGAGTTCGCCCTTTTTGAACTCACGCATAACCTTGGAAACCTTCTTCTGTTTAGCAGTCTTCTTCATTATTACTTAGCCCTCATTCCAGACCTATTGCTACCTAGGTTGCCCATACGGGTTTTACCAGATACAATATTGCCGCCGCCCCAGTTAGGCATTTCTTTCCTGGTTCCAAAGTCTTTAACTCTTGCCGTGTACTTAGGATACTTTTGCTCTAAGTAAAGCATATCAGCCTTTGCTTGGCGTTTCATCTTTTTATCTTTAGCCGTAACTGCTGGTTGACCTGCAACCTCTAGGGCATATAAGTAGTCATCTTTTGTTAATTTAGTATTTGGTGCTGGAAGTGGTTTCTTTCCTCTTACTGTTCCCTGGTTACCTGGCTTTCCTTTTGCCGCTCCTGGGTTACTTGATGTTGTTGCCATTAGTTTCCTCCTGCAGCCTTACGGGCTTGCTTTAGTGTCTTTCTAGCATCAGCAGCGGCTTTTTTAGCACGAGCCAATTCTTTCTTTACATCTTTACGAATCATAATTGCTTCAAATTCTTTATATGGCATAACTGGATTTACGCCCTCGGCATCACCACTCCAAGGAGAATTTTTCCATTCATCCCAATATGGACGATTTTCTGGCATTTACTTACCTTTTTTCATAGGCTTCTTAGCCATACGCTTTTTAGCCATCTTCATCATTGTGGCTTTCTCTTCCATCTTCTCAGCCTTAGCATACATCTTCGCTGCCTTCTTACCCTTGGCTGTGTATGGGAACTTCTTTCCATTTACCTTTGGCATTTTATACTCCTAGTTCTTTCATTACCGCTGCTGATTTATTATTGATTGTTTTGGCTGGTGGCATTTTGTTGCCGTCATACGGTCTACCCATAACCTCACTAGCCTTGACTGCCTCTTGTATCTTCGCCATAGAAGTTCCATTCGGCTGAATGCCCTGGGCTCTTGCCTCTTTGTAGGCATTCAATTCTGCGTTAAACGCTTTGTTCGGCATACTTCTGCGAGAATCCGCATCGCCTGCGTTCATTTGTACGGACATACCTTTGCACCCGAAACATCCGTCCACATACTCGGGGTGATATTCCCAATGTTTCATAGTGCAGTAAAATTACTTTCTGTTATTCCTACACCACCTGCGATGAGCCTAGCCTTTGTGGCATCATCCACTACGTGGTTATATCCACCCTGATAAATCTCAGGATAGTTTGCATAGTCCTCATCCATTAAATAACGAACCTGTGCATACTGACCATTAGTATTTCTTACTATGGTTATGCCTCGGTCAATTTTATAGAAGTAAAATAAACGAGCCTGTCCCGCAGGACCTTCTTCTACAGTTGGTGTCTTAAACAACCATTCAGTCATTAAGTCCTCCTAGTGAACTCACCCCGAAGGGCAGACTTTTCAAATATGCCTGCCCTGCAGAGTCAATCAACTAAAGAGCAGCGATTGAAGAACCAGTCTCAATACGATACAACGCTTCCTCACGGTAGCGAGCAAAGCCGAGTACGCCGTACCAACCCATTGGGCGGAAGCGCATCAACTTGTCGGTTACGTTACCGATAACGATGTGTGGCTCTTCTGCAACAGCCTCAGCAAGTGCTTGCTGTCCGCAGAGGAGAGTATCAAATACACGGGTTACTGGAGTTACAGTTACAGTTGTTGTAGCAGTAACTGCTGCAGTGTTTGCTGTATCTACAGTGAAAGTCGTGGTTGAGCCAGTGGTGCTAATTGCAGTAATCTTTGCACCTGAAGCAATACCAGTTCCAGCAATCTTGTCGCCAACTTCTGCACGAGTTGCAATAACAGCAGAAGAAGCAACACCGAAGGTGAAGCCTGCTGAAGTACCAGCAACAGTTACAGCGGTTGTAGCAAGTGCAGTCTGGTCTGCGCCATCCTTGGCATTTGGTAGACGTGAAGACTCTACGAAGAATGCGCCTTCGTAATCTCCAATTTCGCCTGCCCAAACTTTGTCAACATTGCCAGGAGTCTGAATGTGGGTGAAGTTCCAGCCCATATTGCCAGTCTCTGCACGAAGGTCGTGTGAAACTTCTGGGTGGATACCGCACCAGTAGTAAGAACCACGGCGAGCCTTTGCTTTGTTGGCACGCAACTTAGCGACAGCCTTGCGGATGTCTGCTGAGTCAATCGTGTCAGAAGCAGTTAGAGTTGCTGTAGTAGTACGAGCACCTCCGTAAATTACATTTGTTCCGCCAGTTAAGGTTGTAGAAACAACTGCGTCGATAGAATCAGCGAGGTTGTATGCAATGATATTTGCAATCGCTGGGTCTACATCGGCAAGTGAGAACAACTCAAGAGCGCGGGTTACGAGGACTGCATTACCGTACTCATTAAGAGTAATGGTTACTGAAGTCGGTGTTGAGAGCGCTACTGCATCTGGGTCAGTTGTCTCAGATAGAGTAGAGGTCTTTTGGTCAAGGTCAACATAGCGTTGTAGAACAACGGTTGAACCTGGAATTGCTTGGCGTGCTGGACGCTTATCGGCAACCGAACGAAGTAGTGGTTCGGAACGAAGAGCAAACTCGAGAAGACGGTCATACGCCTTCTGTACGAGACCAGCGCCACCAACTGAACCACCGAGAGACGTGCTCGCGGTAGAGGTATATTGGTTTGACATTAGTTTTAGTCTCCTAGACTATGAACGAGTTATTCTTGTGAACGCAGTAAACCTAAAATTTCCTCTGCGGAATCAGCGTTGTTTAGACGCATCTCGAGGTCTTCTGCTCTGTCGGGAGTAAATGCTCCCTGAGTAAGAACATCTTGATTGCGTAGTGCAGCCAAATCGTTCTTATCTACTGCGGGGGCGTCTGTCACCTTTATTCCAAACAAGTCAGCGTTATCATCGAGCCAGTTATTCACTGCCTCTTCGTTAACGTCTTCCAAGTCCTTCATAATTAGGCGAGCAGCCTTTGCGTTTACGCCCTTCTTTTCTAGGACTGAACGAACTGTTGTTTCTTTCTTTTCCTTGAGGAATCCATCAAGTTGCTCAGAAAGTTCCTTGATACGTTTCTCATCTGCTCTTTTGGCTTTACGTAGTTTCTTAACTAAGTCATTGCCTTCTAGAACTTCTGGAGTATCTAGGTCGTCGTCTTCTTCATCCCAGTAGTTGTTGCTCATAGCAACGTTCCACCCTTCTATTCGTTGTTAGTCGTAAGCCTCAGTTACCATTCGGGGAAATGGGCTGGCTCTTACTACCAGTCTGTTACGCTGGCGGGGCTGGTCGGTCCGCTCAGGATTCTAGAATGCGCGATTTGCTCTGCGCTGTGATGCAAGTCCAAGTTCAGCACGACCCGCTTTACCAGCGAATCTTGCTTCTTCTTCTTTTGACAACTGTTCAAGTTGCTGAAGTTCTTTTGCCGAACGAGAAATAACTGCTTTTTCTACGCCTACTTGTCCAAGGTCTTGAGTTCTTGAGAACCCAGCAAGTTGAGATGCTCTTGGAGTTGCAATAGCAACTTGAGATAATTTAGGCGTAATAGTTTCAAACGTCTCACCAAGGGCTGCGTATTCCTTTGCTCGCTCCTCGGTTAGACCACCCTTGATAGCACCTGCGCCCGTTGCTGCAATTCCTTGGGCTTCTGCTGCCGACAGAACTTCGTAGCCAGCAAGTTCATCTTGCAACTGCTTAACTCCCTTTTCTCCAAGAAGAAGAGTCTTTGCTAAAGTTGTTCTATCTACTGTTGGGAAATATCTTGAGAGCGTGCTCTTGATTACTTGAGGCGCTCTATCAATTCTGTCAAATACTTTAACTAGGCGGTCAGCCACTGTTGAATACGATAATCCTTTGCCGATTAGACTAGAAGTAAAGTCTTCTGTAGAAATATCTTTTAATCCTGAACTGCTTAGAAGGTCAGCCATTTCACTCTGAGTCTTAACATACTCAGCAATTGTAGGTACAGTTACTGGCTTGCCTTGCTGTCTTAAGTCTTGAAGGTCATAGATACCCTTAAAGCGCTTTGTAAACTCAGCAAGATTTGGATTATTTCTAGCATCTTGCAGGGCAAGATTTAATGACTCATCAATAGTAGAACCAGTTAAGTAGAACTTAGATACTATGTTGTAAAGTTCATTTATCCAGGCTTTATTCATTTCGGCTGCGCCGAAGAAAAGAGCAAGAGTATTTCTAAATGTATCTCTGGCTAGACTAGGACCTGCAAATTTGTCTGTTACAGAAGCCGTACTAGGTGTAGTAGTACTTGGTGTAGTAGTACTTGGTGTAGTAGTACTTGGTGTAGTAGTAGAAGGTGTAGTAGTGCTAGGTGTAGTAGTAGAAGGTGTAGTAGTGCTAGGTGTAGTAGTAGAAGGTGCCGTTTTTAAGGCATTAGCACCAACTGCACTACCAAATGTTGCCTGCGTAGCACCGCCTTCTGAACGAGCCTGAGCGCTTGCTATTTGAGAAGAGTTGCTAGTCTTTTTAGGTTGCTTGTAAAGTTTCCATTGACCAGAACTTGCTCCGCCAATCCAACCATAATAATAAATATTATCTTCATCTTCTGGTGGCGCTTCTGGTCTATTGGTTGGGTCTTTCATTGGGTCGGCTTTAGCGCGAGCAGCAGCCTCTTCTGCTAGACGCTTTTCGCGTTCAGCCTTTAGTTCGTCCATTCTGGCTTGGCGCTTTTGTTCTGGAGTTAATTCAACAGTTGGGGTAACGCCTCTTGGAACAATCTTTTCAGGACTATCTACATATTCACCTGTATAGTAATTATAGTATCTAGCCATTTATACTCCAAATCCCATTGCTCGTGCTAAACCAGTAGCAAGGTCTCTTGCTGACTCATTCTTCCAAGAAGTTTTTTCTGAATTAGGATGGAACTTCAAATAATTATCAAACTCACTAAGGCTTGCCATATTTACTTTTCCAGCAGTTCCATCTGGTCGAAGAAACTTATCTAAATCAGAATTTGATAAATCAATAGTTGTAGGGTCAATTTCCCACCACTTAGCCATACGAGCCACATATGGTTCAGCCAAATCCATAACGGTAAGATTTGGATTAGCCTTAAGTCTGTCAGCAAATAATGGGTAAAGTTCTGCAGCCTTTGTATTGAATTGACTCTTTATGGTATCTAAAGTCATTTCGCCCTTAGATAACTGAACCGCCATATTGGCTAGTTCTTTATCACTTAAGTAGTCAAGACCATTATTTTTTGCAAGAGTCTTTAGAGCGGTAACTTGGTTAATTACTGTGGACGGCAAACTCTTCGGGTCGCCTACGTTTACCTTAGCCCATAGATAATCACGAGCAAAAGAATTAGCATCAAAGGAAGAGGGTTTAGCCGCTATCTCTGTAACGCCTTCTTTTGTTACCGTTGTAGTTCTTTGCTTGCCAGCATCTTTGGCTGCCTCAGTCAGTTTCTTAAAAAAGTCAGCAAAATCTGCAGCGGTTATTTGAGCGTCAATGCCTGACGTAAATCCTAAATCTTTAGCAGCCTTGCTTAATAAAGCATCTGATGTGACTTGGTCATAATCCACATAGTTAATTACTGTCCCATCAGAACGAGGGGTTGTCTTTGTTAATTTATCTAATACGTCCCAAGGGCTCATCTTCTGACCTTGAGCAAAGGCGGAAATGGCACCGTCTACAAGAGAGTTCCAAAGAGTTTGACGCATAGCCCTGGTAGGGGATGCCTTCTTCTCTACTGTAATTAGATACTCTTGTAGGGCAAGGACAGCGCTCTGAGGTAGTTTGCTAAATGACTTTTTAATAATTGAAGCATCAGCCTTGACAAGGTTACCGTCTTTATCTGGCATCCAGATATAAGTAATCTTAGGACCTTTAGGTTTGGGTGTAACCTTTGGCGCTTCAAGCACTGGGGGTGGTTTAGCCATTACTTATTCTCCCTCAAGTTATCATTGACAAAATATCTTAATATTACTCTTTGAAGAACTGGGTCCCAAAGAGATAGGGTTCTGTCTAATTGCTCAACCCACTGAGCCCTAATCGTGCCCTTACTACCAGTTGGAGCATCTTCATAAGCCTTAACATATGAATTTCTAGATTTAACAAAAGCATCTGCGTGAGTCCAAAATTGGGTATTGCCAAACTCATTCATAAACTTCTTATCATTTGTAATTAGATATAGACCTTGTGACCATCTCCAGGCTGCGTCACCCTTGCTAGCATTATTGTTGTAATCATTTTTCCAAATTTCAGAGGCTTCGCTTAACTGATTAACGTACTGCTTTAGAGCATCTACATACTCAGGTACGCTTCTGTATGTAGCCTGTGGTCCAAGATACTTTTGAGCAGCATCATTGTAAACCTTTTTCTGTTCAGTATATGCCTTCCAGAACCTAGACAACTCAAGTTCTTCTTCGACTTTTTGTGGTGTCTTAAGTCTGTCGTTTAGATATGTGCCACCAGGAAGAGTTGTATTGGGGTCATTGAGAAACTTATTGACCTGCGGGCTGTACTCTTTAGGTAAGTCTGCGGTCATCAGTCCTACAACATCAGGGCTAATTAACTCTAGTCTTTTTGATAGACCAGAATAATCTTCCCAAATTCTATTGTATGCCTGAATTGATGGAGTTACATATAGATTGCGATTCTTATATGAAGCAAAAAGTCGGTCAATTGGGAACTTGTCTCCACCTGCTAAACGCATCTGAGCCTGGAAATCAGCCTCTGCTCTGTCTTGAACCTCTTCTTCTGGCAACCCTTGAGCACGGTATTTGTCAGTCAATAATGAATAATACTCGCTATAGAGTCTTGTTGGTATAGATTCAATTACCTGAGCAGTACCAAAAATAGACCAGAACTGGTTGAAAGCCTTACGCTTGTAAATGTCCTTTGCGCCCTTTAGGATAGTTTTATCTGTTGGCATAGGACCAAGTTTCATTTCATAAAGAATCCACTGACGCTGGGCTTCGGAGTTCCAGGTAGCCATCCAAGATGCGTTGGTTTTATCTTCGTTAAATTGCGTCTGCCAAGAACGGTACCAGGCTGGGGTAAAAGTTCTACCTAGTTGTGTACCTACTTTGGTCTCTAATCCAAACGGAAATAACTCTTCATATGAGTAACCAGGAATCTTGCCTACAGTATTATTTACAAATTCCTTCAGATATTCTTCTGAATTTGGCTTATCTTTGTAAATCTGTGATACACCAATTGGAACCATCCAGTTTGGACCAGGTAGGTTTGCAAGATAGTTAGTTGCTCGGGTGCTGAGCATAATGCCCTTACCCTTATTTAGACCCATTTCTTTTGTTCCAGGAATCATAATATAAACTGCATCTTTAGGGTCTTCGACTGGATTGCCATACTGGTCTACACCAAATGTGTTGTATAAACCATAATAAGAGTTCAAAAATCCAGCAACGCGCTTTGGTTTACGAACAGCAAAGTTTGTATAACGATAGATACCACTAGCAGAAGCGTTAGGGAATACAAGTCCGTAACGAGCAAGATAAAGAGCACGATGTTGACGAGGAATCGTATAGAAGGTTCTGTTAATTCCAGTCACTAATTCTGCTGCAGCAGCCTGACGCACAGATAAAGCCGTAGCCAAACTTACTTCTTGACCCTGCGCTCTAAGTAGATTCAACTTCTCGGCGGTCAGTCTTGCGTGTTGCGGCGTAGCCCACACCTCACGGATAAGGTTTTCTGACTTAAGTAAACCTCTCCAGGCTGCCGAAAGTAAGGCATCAAAGTTCTGAGAGAAGTTAGCGGTTAGTGTTGTAGGCGAACCGTAGTTAACTTCAAGGGGCTCAATTGGAGCCATTTGGTCAATCTTGTCAGCCAACGATGCTCGTAGTTCATTTTCAGTTACTCGACCAGATGCTGCAATAGTGCGAGCCTCTTGGGTTGGTAGATACTTATTGACGTATGCCATTGACTCATCAATGATGGCAGCAATATCATCATAGTCTCTGCCCATTGAATTGGCATAGGAACGTGCTTGGCTTGTTCCAGCCCAGCCAGCAAGTAATTGTTCACGGCTTGCGCCCTGCAAAATCTGGTCTACAAGTACATCGCCTCGCATATGATTATTAACTACATATGCTAATTCAGCAAAATATCCTGGGTCAGCCTGATTAGTTGTTGTCCGAGCGCTTGAACGCATAATTAAGTTGATTCTACCAACAGTAGCCTTATTGCCAAGTAACTCAAGAGTTCTTGTTGAGTTATTTACAATCTCGCTCTTATATCCTTCGCCAAGATATTTGGGATTTGTAAATGAAGGAATAGTCATCTTTTGACCATCAAACAAAGTAATAGTTACTTCATCTGGCATAATTGGTCTTGCAGCATAAGCATTATCTGCTACTGAAAATAGTTCAGCCTGTTCTTTTAACTTAGGCTTTAGTTCATCAAGTATGCGTCCAATCTCAGCATACGCTCTAGCAATTGCAGCCTCTTGGGCTAACAATTCTGGAGCCATAGTATTAATATTTTGAACTGCCTCAGCAAGGGTTATCTCGGCTTTGCGAATATCGCTGCCGTATTTTATTGCGCCTTCTTTTGTATTTTTGAGAGTCTCAATTCGTGCCTTAAGACTGTAAACTGTTGGCACATCTAACTTGGTATTCTTACCATAGTCCATTGTGTACTTGTTGAGTTTAGCCTCAAGAGCAGCAACTTCGCGCTCTGCTGCCCTAAGGTCTGAGGCTACATCATCAGCCCAGTCTGCCTTGGTTCTTGGAGATACACCAGGAGTATCAGCAAAGAATTTTTGATACTCAGCAAAAATAGTATCTCGATTGCTTAAGGCTATGTCGTATTGTTGAGAAATAGCATTAATCTCTCGTTGCACTTCCTTTTTGGCGTTAGGAAGCATAGTCTTTGATTTTTCAACATTGCGTCCAAGGAAACGAGCAAAGTTCTTTACGATTCCAGCAGCAGCGGTAGAAAACATAGGGCGAACAAAGTCCATACCCGAAGAAAGGGTCGCTGCCAACATAGGCTCAAATACCGAGTTTTTAGGAATATAAGAGAATCGGTACAACTGAGCAATCGAAAATAGTTTGTTTCCAGTATTAAATAATGCTGCTATTGCATCACCTGTTGTTCCAACAGTCCTTTGCACACCACCCACAAATGCGTTCTTTTTGCTACGAGCCGCTCTAGCAATATGTTTATCTAGTTTTCCAAATGGCAACATAGGCATAGAGTCAATTAACTTGCGCTGAGTCTCAGCATTAACCCTTACTCTAACTCCAGATGGGTCAATTGCAAAACCGTGCTCGCGAAGTTGACCGTGAACAGTGTATACATTTTCCATTAGGTCATCAACAAATCCGTCAATTATTGTATCGCTATAGTAACCACGAGTATAAGCAAGAGTTCTTGCTATCTCTTTATTTGCTGCATCAATAACAGCAGCCCGAGCGCCATCATTAGGGGCTGACACAAACTTATCAATCAATTGACGACGATAATCAGATACTGTCATACGTTCTTTGGTATGTGTTACAATAACTCTATCGCCACGAGTAAATAATGGAATATCATCAAATACTGCAATTAGTTCTTCTACGCCATTCATAGGGCGAAGACCTGAGTTAGTGACAAGACCTTTAGGCATATAAGTACCAAAGGCACGCATAAGAACCGTAACTGGCTTACCTATAATATCGCCACCAAGGACGCTTTGGCTTACGCCACCAATCTTAGAGAAGTCGCGCTCAACGATTGCTGTCTTAATCTTACCTGCACGGCTACGAGCAGCAGCAAATCCAGCCTGACCAATAACTGGTTCTGCTGGCTTATAGTTTTTGCCAAAGAATGTAGGAGTTAACTCAACTACACCAGTTTCAGGGTTAACGGTCTCACGCATAAATGCGTCATAAATCTCTTGCTTCTTAGGGTCTTTCTTGATTGCATCGTCAAATGCTTGAGATACTCTAGCCCTTTGTTCAGGAGAATAAACATTAACCCGACCAGTAAGCGCAAAATCATTTTGAATCTGTGCCGCACCATTGCTGATATACCACAAATCATCAGCGTTGCCAGCCTCCATAAGTCTTAAGACGGAAGGCTCATAGCCCTTATCAGCCAAGATTAGGTCACGCACAAAACGTGGGTCTTTGGTATTACGTATTAAATCAGGAAGTCTTGGGTTAAGGCTGTGTTTCTTTACAATTCTTACAATGTCAATAATATTATCTGACTCAGCAAGGTCTTGAATATCTTGACCAAGTACGGTTCTATTACCCTGAGTTCCACCCGATTCAATCCATAGGATATGGTCATCGGCTGCCTTTTCCATCTTAGGCATAGCCTCAACATCGCCTACGCGAATCTTGGTACTCAATCCAGCCTTATATGCGCCTGCTTTTATCGCAGCACCTGCACCAGTAAAGGCTCCCTGGATAGCAGCATTTTTAATCAAGAAATCGCTAGTTCCAGTTACCCATTTACCAACAACATTATCTGTAAAATTCTTTTGAATATCTTCATCGTTCCAAAGGTCTACACCTTCTAAGTCAATACCCCCAAAACCCAAAGCAAGAGCCTGATATGCACTTAATGGATTGATTGGTGACTTAAGCGATGCAATACCTACAGAAACTTGTTCGGTTCTATTATAGGCATCTATTATATCGCTAAATTGAAAACCCTTTTGAAATTCATCTCTTTTGTAAAGAGCACTTGTTGGGTCACTAAGTAAAAATGCAGCGCCAAGTGGTCTAGCAATAATCGGGCTAAACACATATTCGTCAGCCTTTTGTGCAACATAAAGAACTGGGTCAACTATCTTTGCTGTACCTTGGTCATAAGTAAGAAGACCAGCATCCTTTAGAGACTTACGAGTTCCAGCCTCAGCATACATACCAGCCTGCGCTGCAAGTTCTGGCTGACCTTTGAATACAGCACCAGTGCCAACTTTGGTACCAGTTGTCGCTAAGCCACCCACAATACCGCGAAGTGGTGAAGTCAATACGTCAGCGGTTCCCTTTAATACCTCAAGGAAGTTATCCCATAATGGCATTACTTAACCTCCGCATATGTAAATGTATCCTGGTCCCCACCCTTTACTTCAGACCCAGTAATAGCCATAATAAAAATATCTCTATCTTGTGGCGATTCCCAAGGAATCATCGCAAGCGGAATTGCTATCTCAAAGTTTTCATAACCTAAAGAATTAGCAAACTTATCGAGATGGTCAAAAAAACTATTCTCCATCCATCTCACAATATTTGCGCCTTTAGAAAGTTAACAAACTTTTTGTAAGAATCTGGTGCGCCCTGTAGGCGAGTTGCATTCATAAGGTCAGGTAGATAACGTTTAATCATATCTACGCCCTCTGTTTGATTAATTGCAGAGGTTACGCGTGGTGATACTGCTTCTCTTCCTCTTCCGCGACCAAAATCAATTCCATCAGATATTGGAAGGTATTCGGTTGGTTCTGCATCTATCGGCTCAATAGCCGACATAAAGTTAGAAAGATTCATATTTGAAGTTGGTAGTTCGGACGCTGGGTTTGCTGCGTTTGCCGTTGTAGCCACATTACCACCTTCTGAAATTTGTTGTGCCATAGCAGTATTTTGTCCCTGAGGAAATCCTGAAGGGCGAAGTTGAGTTGCTTTAGCAACCTTTTGCGCTACAAATTTTCCTGACTGTCCATTGCCACCAGTGGCTGAAACCTTTGTCGGGTTGTTCTGGTCCGCACCTGGACGAAAACCTCCACTTACCATTATTTCTCCTCTGGTGTATATGAATATTCTTCAGCGCTTAACAACATTCCTTTGGCTAACCAAGGGTTCATATTGTCGCTAACATCTGTCATTAAATATCGAGTGCCCTCATAATCTGACCACTCGCTTACAAGAACCCATCCTGTACAGATTTGGCTCTCTGAATCTTCTAGTTCATCAGCAAGGATTCGCATAGCCTCATTTATGGCTTCTGTAAACTTGCTCATTTAGATTGTTCTTCGGTATAAAATGGTGGAGATGAATAAGCGCTAACCTTAGATGCTATCTCCATTGCTTGCATTGGTTCTGCGCCTGCATAGAGCGCACCTAGAGCAAATGCTCCACCAGAACCTATTGCATAAAGATTGTCTTCATTTTTCATAACCGACAAATCTTCATCTACATCAAACAGTTCTCCGCCAACTGCGATTAAGAACTGGAATCTCATTCCATCTTTTTTGTCTTCATCAAAGTTGTAACCATTCTCAGTCAAACATTTACGAAGCGATGGCATTGCTTTGACAATCATAAAACGATATGGGTCTTTTTTATCCTTAGCCGTAAAGGTTGGTGGCACCCAGATATTCTGGGCTATATCGCAAGGTGCAACTTCTCCTGCTCCTGCGATTAATAATGCACCACGTGATGCTATTTTCTTCATTACTTTGTGAGCGTAGATTCTTCCTGAATCATCAATTACTCGGCTATCGGCTACGAGGACGCTTTTATCGTCGTACTCAATTCCAATAATCGTCGTCATCGTCCCCTCCTAGATTATCTTCGTCGAATAGTTCTTACGCTTGCGCTCGCTTCGCCACCACCTGATAGTGAAGATAGTAGACTCATAATGTCTGGTGCTCCGCCGCCTGCTTCTGGTGCAGCCATTTCTGGGGGAAGAGCGCCTCCTACTGGAGCGCCAGCGGGAGCAGGGGACGGTTGCTCAACCATTTGTTCAGCAGCCCCAGCAGGAGGAACTTGTTCTTGAGGAGCAAATACATCCTCAATCGCATCTTCTAGCGCCTGTCCCTTTTGGCGTGCCTTGATGACTGAAGCAATCTTGCGTACAACTTCGGATGCGTCTCCACCTTGTGTTGCCATAGCAGGGATTGCCTGCGTATAAGCGGTAAGTGAGCCAAGCAAAGCCTGACGCATATTCTCAACTTCAATCTTTTCAAGTTCTTGTGTGACATTGACTGTGAAAGGAAGTTCGCGCATAGCCAAGTCTTTAGAAATTAAACCACCACCGAGGGCTTGGAGCATAAAGATAAGACCTTGTGCTGGATTTAGACCAGCGAGCATTCCGTAGCGGACGTCTGCTGAGTAGTCACCCTTAATGTCCTTACGAGGACTGTATGTGATTTCATATGGGCTACCAGCATCAACACCACGAATGGTCTTTTGCTCAGGGAAAATTCTTTCATCTATTTCAAAACAAACCTGAATTACATCGCGCAATGCGCTAGCAAAGATTGCTTGAGCGCTTTTAACTTGGGTATCAAATGCACCCATAAGAGCCTGGACACCTTGTCCTGTGACGATAGAGGCATCAATGTTTCCAGTACGTCCTTCAGGATAACGGGCGCCTACACGTAATTCTTGATTGAGAAGTTGCTGTTCGGTAAATGCGCCTGCTGGCAAAGTAAGTTCTACACGACGTACACCCGCTGGTGAGTTGGTACGGATAACCGCATCTCCACCAAGCATAAGTTCTTGTACATCCGAAGGTAGAACAATAGGAGCCTGAACAGACTTTTCTGCTGCCTCCATTGCAAGAAGAGCAAAGCGGTTGCGTAGCAACTGAATTCCGATAATGTCATCGAACTGACCACGCATCTCACCATCAACAGATGGTTTGCGGGCTACAACAATCATCATCTTGCCTAGTGGATTCTTAGCCTTAGAAAGAACTAAGTTGCCCTTTGTAGGTAAGTAAACTATCGACTGGTCTTTGTCGTAGTAGCGAATCATCTCAACCTGGCTGTTTAAGTCTTGCTCATAACGTGACCTGCCGAGCAACTCATACTCAAACTCAGGGAATAGTGATACTAATTCGCCCAATGTAGACATATAACGTTTTGCAAAAGCAACGCACCGTCCATAGCGGTCAAATTCAGGGTAAGCACCTATTGGGTTTTCTAGGCGGATACGCGGCAGTTTTGCTTCTTCATCCAGTTCAATTATGAACGGGAGGAATCCATATGTGATATACCAGTCCGCCCCTTGATACATTTGTACAGATAAATCTGAATGAGCAAAATAGTTAGAGGCAATACGAGTGCGTGTATCAGCAAACTTACGAGCGCGGTCAGAAACCGAATTCGCCGCGTTGCAGTTAACCGCTGGTAGTGGCGCCATAACCTCTGATAGGTCTCGCGCAACAATATCCACAAAATTCGCAACGACATTCGCATCTACCCCATCTGGAAAGAAGTCAGGATAAACACTGGCAATTTGCCCTTTGCGTACAGCAAGTACGTCAAGGTTGCGAGCATCTCGTTCTGAAGCGCGGTAGCGCAAAGACTGCACTCGCGCAGCGACTTGCTCAATGGTTAGTGCCATAGTTTCCTATCCGTATATCTCTTGCCATTGTTCTGCAATAGCATCATCTAAATTTATTGACATTCTGCGTTGAGTCTGAGCCCTAGTTGCCCATCGGTTCTGGACCCAGCGTTGTTGTTGAGTTCCAGTCTGCATTAACTCGCGCAAACGAATCACGGCAAACCAAAGAGCCATCACGCAGTCGGTTGCGTTTCTGGTATCAGGCTTCCAGGTAATCAACTGCTGTACTAGCGCCTTAAGACCTTCGCTACCTTCATTGCTTGGTAGTTCTATTAAATTGTTATCCTGGAATCTTCCATCTCGTAAAGTACCGAAAAGACTTGCCATAGAAGCCACACCAAAGTTAGTGTCCCACTTGTTTTTACCAGTAAAGTGAGAATTGAGTTGGCACCCGTGCATCGACAACCAGTTTCGCAGTTCATCGTCGAGCGCATATGCTTTTTGGTGTGCGTTGATTTCAATTCGTAATTCCTGTGGCTTGTAGCGTTCTACCCAATCTTCAATCAGGTATCTAATCTTCATTGGTGTTGGGTCAACCATATTGACCGCATCTAAAATATAAATCATTGAATCGACCTTGTTGTAGGTCGCAATTACCGCAGCGGTATTACCTGTCATCGCTGGGTCAAGACCTATAACGGTATACCCCTCGATTTGTCGTGGATGACCTGCAGCACCAGGTTTAAGCGGTCCGCGCTTTCGCATACCGTTGACACATCCTGCAACTGCTGCTGGCGGAAAGATGGCGTCTTCGGTGACGTCTTCTTGTTGGTAGACCATAGCCCAGACGCTCGGAGCGACTTCACTACGCCTAGTAAAGAGCGCGGGTCCATCCCATTTCGGATAAAGTCCGTCAGCATCTGCTTCGTCATTCTCGCCCTCAGGGCGGTCTGTCTTAGCCCACAACGTCTTCCAGTTGTCAGGCTTCTCATCAAACTCGAGGACCGCTGGCATAGCCATATAAGTGAATGGCGATTTACCACCAGTCCAGTTGGAGCCGTCCCGTATTTGTTTGTATAAGTCAACGGGAGCAACACGGGTTCCTACGATGAGGAGTTTCCCGTGTCGTCCCAAACGCGTGATAACTTCTTTTTGAAGCCATTCAATTTGCTTCTCCCACTCGTGGGCATTGGAGTTCATCACGACATCGTCTAGGATAATCAGGTCAGCACGAGCACCATAAATCTGGGAACCGAAGCCTAGGGCTTGAACCGTAGGGTCTTTCTCGCCAGAATCTCTGCCTGTACCTAGATAAATCATATCGGCGGACCACGTAGGAGAGTCCGCCTTATAGCCACCATTAGGACCGAAAGCCATCTGGAGTTTAATCCAAGACGGGTGGCTTAAGCGGGTCTTGATGGCTGAAAGGAATTTACGAGCCATACCTTGAGTCTTAGAGACCAAGATAATTCTGATGTTTGGGTTTGTAGCAATTCGGTAGGTAACGTAGTTAATCGTCAGTACCGTGCTCTTGGCGTGTTCAGGGGGTACGTTAACCAGTACTCGGTTATGAGCCCCTTGTTCAAATAGCATAGACGGGTGTAGCCAAGATGGCTCCCGTCCCTCAATTAAATCTATCCAGGTTCTCTGGTGAGGAAAAATCTTAGTCTCAAGGAACTCTTCTGAGAAT